CTGATGCAAGATGGCAAACAGCGGCCGCCGCTAAAGTAAGTGGCACAGGCGCTGGTACTGCATCAAGTATTGCAGATTTATTAAGCGATGATTTCCTAGATCCGGATGCTCCAGATCCTGCGTCATATCCACGTGGTATGTTGCTATGGAATACAAGACGCAGTGGTTATACAGTAAAAGAATATAAGAAAGATTTTGTTACAACATCAAAATATTCTTCAGGTAACCCACGTATGTCAAGCGAATCTGTTGCTACTTATTATCCAGATCGTTGGACAAACAAGTCAGGCACAAAATCTAATGGAACACTATACGCAGGTCGCAAGGCCCAACGTGCAGTCGTTGTTGCCGCAATGAAATCAGCGGTTGATGCAAATACAGATATTCGTGAAGAGCAACGTCAATTTAACTTACTTGCCGCCCCTGGATATCCAGAATTGCTATCAAATATGACTACATTGAACGTAGATAGAAAAGAAACTGCTCACGTTATTGGTGATACTCCGTTCCGTTTAGCAGATAATTCTGCGAAAATTCAAGTATGGAGTAAAAACTCTAATGCAGCCGAAGATAACGGTGAAGATGGCCTAGTAACTAATAATGAATATATGTCAGTTTACTACCCATCAGGGTTATCAAATGACCTAGCAGGTAACAAAATTGTTGTTCCGGCAAGTCATATGGTATTACGCACATTTGCTTATAATGATAGTGTCGGTTATCCATGGTTTGCGGCCGCAGGCACAAACAGAGGAAAAATTTCCAATGCTACAGCAATTGGTTATATTGATGGATCAGGAGAGTTTAACAGCATTGCAGTTAGAGAAGGACTACGTGACGTATTATATACTGATAACATTAATCCATTAACATTTATTAATGGCAGTGGTTTGATGAACTTTGGTAATAAGACCCGCTCTTCTACATCTTCCGCAATTGATAGAGTTAACGTTTCAAGACTCGTGTCTTACATGAGACGTCAACTAGATCTTATCGCAAAACCATTTATTTTCGAACCCAATGATGAATTAACCCGTAACGAAATTAAGGGTGTAATTGATTCATTTTGTAATGAACTATTGGCTAAGCGAGCAATTGGTGATTACTTGGTAGTATGTGATGAAACTAATAACACCCCGGCTAGAATTGATCGTAACGAATTATACGTTGACGTAGCAATTGAGCCAATTAAGGCGTTAGAGTTCATTTATATTCCAGTAAGATTGAAGAATACAGGAGAAATCGCGGCTCTATAGAGTTTAAACAATGATTAGGGGTGGCAAAAACCACCCCTAATACATAGATAAATAAAAGAAATAGGAGAATAATATGTCCGTAGCGTCATTAACAAAATTCACAGTTCCAATTAGTGGAGCCGGATCTCAAGGTACTTTGATGCCGAAATTGAAATATCGCTTTAGAGCGATAATGGAAAACTTTGGCGTTACTACTCCGAGATCAGAAATCACAAAGAATGTAATGGATATTACTCGACCAACAGCATCCTTTGAGAATCAAATTATAGATGTTTACAACTCAAGAATTAATGTTCTTGGTAAACATACATGGGAACCAGTTACAATTAATCTACGTGATGATGTAAACGGTGAGATGACTCGCCGAGTAGGTGAACAAATGCAGAAGCAGTTCGACTTCTTCGAGCAAATGAGTTCAGTATCTGGTATTGATTACAAGTTTACACTAAAGTACGAAGTACTTGACGGTGGTAACGGTGCGACAGCCCCGGGTGTTCTAGAAACATGGGAATTGTACGGTTGCTATATTGAAAACGTAAATTATAATGACTTGACTTATACAGCAAGTGACCCAGCAACAATTACAATGTCAATTAGATATGATAACGCATTGAACACACCGATTGGTAATGGTGTTGGTGCGCCCGTATCAAGAGGAGCAGGTTCAGTAGCGACAGGCTAATTTAATGGCATCGTATCTTAACAATTATTTGCGTGGTATTGGGGCCGGCGGTTTTATGAAGGACTACCGCCACGCAAGTAACCTTTACACACATTCTAATTACAGACTTTCACCTAAGTTTAGATTTTTATATCATTGTGTTTTTATTTTAGATAGTTCTGCAAAGACATTAAATTATCAAGACAATGAAGTAGGCTTTATGGTAAAGTCTGTTGATCTACCAGGTGTTAGTTTTGATGTAGAGGAACTTAAACAATACAATAGAAAGTCTTTTAATTATACAGGTGTTGCGTATAACGGTGTAAACATCGTATTTCATGATGATAACGCAAATAATGTTAGAAACTTTCTTTCAAATGTTTATAACCACTACACTTCTGACGGGAATAAGGCCGATGGTGAATATGGTATTAGAACATCAGGATTAAAAGACACCTATCAGGAAGCAAGTTCAAGTGCATTATTGAGTTGGGGTTTAGATTCTAACTTTACTTTGCAAGGAACAAATTTAATTAAAGAAATACAAATATATTCTTTATCAAAAGGAATAGGAAGTAGATATAGTTTAAAAAATCCTATCGTAACCCAATTCTCTCATGGGTCCCATGATCAATCAGACGGCTCTGGTCCCAAGGAAAGTAATATTGCTATAAGTTATGATGCGTATACATATGCAGATATCCCCGTGGCACAGATTCCAAATTTTGGGGCTGCTGGTTATGACAGACTTCCAGGATCCACTGCAGACGGACTTGGAGCAAGCAGTGAATCAATAATATCAGGGTTGCGTGGAGTATTAGATTCTATTCCTGATAAAAATCCATATGATATATTAAATACAGCAGTACAAACCGCGGCACAAATTGAAGCATTTGATAGTCAGAATTTAATACAATCTGCATTTGGGTCTTCTTTGCCGTCTACAATAGAGCAGGTTGTTAAAAACGCATCACACGCATTTCCTACTGCCACCGTTAGAAAAGCACAGGAAATAATTAAAGGAATTAAAGGTTAATAACAATGCCTAATTATACAAATTATTATAAAAATACAGCACAACCTATAAATGAAACTAGTTCAGGCAAATTAAGTGTTGACGACAAAAGGCAAAAGTTCTTTAATAATTATTATACAAAAGTTCAATCAGTTGATCCGGCCCAATATGATATTGTTATCGGTTTTTTAAAGGGAAGAGGTTATGAAGAATCTGTTCAAAGAAATTTATCAATTACATTAATGGAAATCGCTGTAGAACAGGATGTAAATATAGTAGATTTAATAAATCAACTTGAAGAAGTAAAAGATTCTATAAAATTAAATACTCTTCTATGCATATTATGTAATACTACAAGAAATAGAACAAGTGTGTTAGGTTTTAAAAAAGATGGCTCAATAAATAGTACAGTAAAAAGAACAATACTGGCTTAAATTATGGCAAAATATGCCCAAGGGAAATTCATTCCCAAAAATAATAAAAAATATGTAGGAAAAGGTTCACCAACTTATAGAAGTGGTTGGGAGTTTGCCTTTATGAAATTCTGTGACAACCACCCGTCAGTAACTGAATGGGCAAGCGAACCAATGAAGATTCCATATCGTAATCCTTTAACAGGCAGACAAACTGTTTATGTTCCAGATTTTTTAATCATATACGAAGGCAAAAGCGGAAGACGCGCAGAATTAATAGAAATAAAACCCAAAAGCCAAACATTGAAAGAACGCGCCGGCCGTAGTAAATATAATCAAGCAAGTGTCGCAGTTAACCATGCAAAATGGGAAGCAGCCTATAAATGGTGTCAACGACAAGGCATACAATTTCGTATCGTAACAGAGGATGATATTTTTCATCAAGGCCGCAAACGCTAATAAGTAATAGTGTGTCCTTCAATAGTTTTAAATATATTTTTGTCTGCTATCCACACGGCGGCGGCGGCGAATTTTTATCATACATTATAAGCAAAGCAGAAGAATGTAATACATTAGTGCGACGAAAAGTTGGCAATCGTACAAAAGTACATGACATTTTTAATCAGCATATGCTTAGAATGGATTTTAGTATTGATCGTTGTTTTAATGATTACGGTGATAATGGCGATTTGACTGGAATAGATGACAGCAAGTATGTTGTAGTTCCTACACATTACAGGGAAGATGCCGTAGGACAATATTTTAAGAATTATAAGTTTGTAAACATTTTATATCCGAGAACAGAAGAAGGCCACAAAAGAGTTTTGTGTAATATTAAAGATAAAGTTTGGATGCAGCCCCAACCTACTCAGTTGGAATTCTTTGGTATGCTTCAGCAATTGGAAAAGGATGTAGGCAATAGAGATTGGTTTGTTAATACACACTTTTCAATGAACACAATTGACATACTTCTAGCATCTCAAGGAAAAGAACTAACTGATGAGAATAGAGAACAACTTGAAAATGATTGGAATAATGATTTACAAACAAAGCATAAGAAAAAAGATAACAACTTGTGTATTGAATATGAAAATATTATTAATAGTTTAGAACAAATTGGAAAATACTTAGACATTACTATTACAGAAAAAATGCAAATAGAATTACAAGAAAAAATACAAAATGATGAAAAAATATGATCTAAATTATATTGATATAATGGTACAGTATGCATGTAGTTTATCTTGCAAGGGTTGTATTACGTTGTCTAATTATGATCGTAAAGGACATGTTTCTTGGAAGGAGGGCGAACAATGGTTAAGGGAGTGGAGTCTACGCATTAAACCAAAAGAAATCAATCTAATGGGAGGTGAACCACTACTAAACAAAGATTTCCAACAATGGTTATATGGCGTAAGGGAGTACTTTCCAAAATCTCGTATTAAGTTTATTACCAATGGATTCCATTATAAGTCTCGTCCGGCGTTATACCAATGGTGTAAAGAAGTTAATAATGTATTAATACAAACTAGTTTACACTATCGCCCTCCTCCTGAGAAATATATAGATAGTATTAAATTCTTTTTAAGTCAAACTGATTGGAAAATAGATGGCATACCGTTTGATCCGCCTGATAAACTTATTAAATTAATTGATAAGAATACTAATATTAAATGGCATATGAACTTGTTTGGAGAATTTAGGCGTCCGTTCATGGGAGAAGGTGCGAATATATATCCAGCAAATAACGACAATTATATAGGAGCACATAGAGTATGTGGATCACCAAATTCTCCAACAATATATAAAAATAAATTATATAAATGCCCTGCAATTGCTAACCTAGAAGATACATTAAGAGTTTTTGGTAAAGAGAACGAAGAACAATGGGCACCATACTTAAATACTGGATTAGACTATAATAGCGATTTAGATAAGTTTATAGGAAATATATATAAACCAGATCCAGTAGCATGTAGAGCATGTAGCAGTAATTCGCAAGAGATTGAATATGATCATTATGCACTCGGAAATGTTATTACAAGGAAAGAATATAATAAAATAAAATGAGTAAATTAATCACAGCCGGCTGTGGTATTAGCCAGCGAGACTTTAAACATTATCCAATTTGGGTACACTTTCCCACACTTACGCACAAATTAAAACACATTTCTATTGGCGGCCCAGCAGTGGGCAATGAGTATATTGGCCGCACTTGCAAAAAACATATATTAGAAAACTTAGATGTTGAAGCAGTTATTATACAATGGACTAGTATTGGTAAACTTGATTTATTTGTAGAGAACGAAGAAATACTTTCTCAAATAAAAGACTTTAATTTACGAAATTTTATTGTCGATATGGATGCTAATGTCGTCGATGGAAGAGGTTTTTGGGCGAGCAGTAGCAGTGATGATAACGTAATTAAAGAAGTTTACAACGATGTTTTTAAATCTAATATATATGAGCACATGAAAGATCTAGAGCAAATATTAGATATACAAACATTGTGTGAGTTGCATGGAATTCCATATTATTTTTTCTTTGGCTATGCTTTTAATTTTGATTTTATAAAAGAGACACCTGAATTACAGCATTTATATTATAATATAAATTGGAATAAGTTTATAACGCCAAAACCAATATATGAAATTTATAAAGAAAGTGAAGAGTTTGAATTAGACGTATTTGATAAAGATGCAAGATATATGTCACCCAACAGTGCGTTTCAAATTGATTTTTATGTTAAATATATAATACCAATATTAAATGACTATTTTACTACTATAAATTTTGATATCGAACGATTACAAAAACATAGCATTAAATTGGCACAAAATTTAAGAAAATTATATGGAAATATGGAATAAAATAACAATTGTTCATGTAGAGCCAACAACCAAATGTAATGCTAGTTGCCCAGGATGTCCGCGCAATAATAATGGATATGGACTTAAAGACAATTTTGAATTAATTGATCTTGATCTAGATTTTTTTATTGATTTTGTTAATAAATGTAATATATTAAAAAATATTCATTTATGTGGAAATCGAGGAGACCCTGCAGCCTATAAGCATCTTAAAGATCTTTTAAGATTGGTATCATTCGATAACAGAGAATTTTTTGTTTCAATGCACACAAGCGGTAGTTTAAGATCTACGACTTGGTGGGCCGATTTAGGAAGTTATAAAAGCAATCAACTTGAAGTTACTTTCTCAATTGATGGACTAGAGGATACAAATCATATCTATAGACAAGGCACAAATTTTAATAAAATAATAGATAATGCAAAGGCATATATCGACGCCGGCGGCCACGCGGTGTGGAAATTTTTAACGTTTAAACATAACCAGCACCAAGTTGAAGAGGCAAGGGAATTGTCTCATAAATTAGGGTTTTCAGAATTTTATACAGAATTGCCCTATGTGCCAGAGGCATTTCATTGGAAAACTAATGAAAGATATTTATTAGAGTTTCCTGATGAAGATAATAATTCATATGACTCAGTAAAGACTCAAGTATTCGAAAACACAGCAATTTCAAATGAAGTAGATAAAAAAGCCTATTTAGATAAGATTATTTCCAATAATTATGTCGATCCAAATGTTTGTGATCATTTACAGTGCTCTGACGATGATGAGCATTATCAACTTTTTATAAGCGCAGATGGCGTAATTCATCCTTGCTGTTTTTGGGAAGATGAAAGAAAAGAAGTTTATGATATTGAAACTTTAAACATAGCAAAAGAATTTTCCCAAGGATTGTATCGAAAGACATGTTTAGAAGTATGCGGAGTGATTAAATAACGTTATGACAAAAAAACTAGAAGAACTTTTTGATTTAGCACAATCAGAGCAAGAAGAAGAGAAGCCCTCGGACTTTAAACCCGAAGAAGCAACAAAACTACAGTCAGTATTAAGCGATGTAGATAAAATTGATAGTGCATTACCACTAGTTAGAGATTTAGAATCTAATGATAAAGAAATGGACAACATTGCTGAAAAGTCCATAACAACATTTAATGATCTAATGGATTTGGGCATGAATGTAGAAGCACGATACGCAGGTAAGATATTTGAAGTAGCAGGCACTATGATGAAGAACGCCATTGATGCTAAAGCCGCAAAAATTGATAAGAAATTGCGTATGGTTGAATTGCAAATTAAGAAGCAACGTGTAGATCAACAAGAAAGGGATGTTGGCGGACTAGAAATAGAAGCAGAAGCAACTATTGTAGCAGATCGCAACGAACTAATTAAGCAAATCCTAGATCAAAATAAAGACAGCAAAGATAAAAAATAGTGTGATTTAAATAAATAAGTAATATAAAACTTAAAAGAGTACCCTTATGAAAAGTTTAAAACAATACATTACAGAAGCAAAAACAGATTATCCTTTTAGATTGAAGTTTGCTGTAGATATTACAGACGAACACTTAGATCGCCTAGAAGGATGTTTGAATAGATACGGCGTTAAAAGCGTATCTAAAGCAAACAAAACAATTATGCAAAAACATCCAATGGATTTTGGTAATTTAGGAGCTGGTGAAATTTATATTGTAGATATTGTATTAGAATATCCTACTACTCCCAACGTATTACAAAATTATATTCATAGCATGTTAGGAATTCCTGAAAGTCATATTGTTGTTCGTAGTCCAGATCATCCAGAAGAAGTTCAAAATGACAAAGACCAAAAGGAACTAGACGAAAAGGATCCAGATGCTAAACCAGAATCACTATTAGATAGTGATTATCCAGAATCAGAAGGCGACTTACCTGCTGGACAAGAACACACAGATAAGATGCTTGCAGATGAAGATGAAAAACGCAAAGGTAGATTGTTTGATATGGTTAATTTTGCAAAAGATCCAAGTAGTGAAATTGAGCACGAGCCGGACGAATTTTTGAAAGCACCGATGGGTACTACATCACCAGTAGGAACTAATTAAAATGGAAACAAAATATAACCTAAATATTACAACATCTGGAGAGAACGGTGATAACGCAACAACATCAATTTCTACTACAGATGCAAACAAACTAGCAGAGTTGCTAAATTTAGCAGGCATGAGCCAATCTCATCCTGTAGCATTAAATGTAAGTCCTGAAGAAGAGTATGATGCTCCATGCCCAGACTGTGGTGATTCACCATGTGGTTGCGGTATGACAGAAGGCGAAAGTTGGGATAATGAGCCAGAAGCAACAGTTCATTCACCAGAAGAAGTTTTTAAAGTAGGTGACGACTTGCATAGGGTAAAGAAAAGTTATCCTCCAGTAGCAGGCGGTGACAATCCAATGGCATTGGAATCTGCAGAAAATAAATTACGCAATGCGTATGACGAGTTTATTGCTGAAAGTGAAGAAGAAGCTGAGGAAGTTGAAGAGGCAATTAGAGTCAAATACCGCACAAAGAAAGAAGTTCCTCACCGTGCTAGAAAACCTTTAGAAAAAGAAGAGGTAGAAGAAGAAGTAGAAGAAGTTCATGAAACACCCGCTGGATGGGCCAAAAGTAAAGAAATAGATAACATGGAGTTTCCTACTAAAGGTGTAAAACCGGGTTGGAAAGAAGATGCAATCAAAGCCGCAATAAAAGTAGTACACGATATGGCAGGCGATTACGATGGTGCGTGGGCTGCAATTAAAGATGCTTATGGTGAAGATGTTTTAAATGATGATGCTGTACAAGATGCATTATATAAAGCAAATGTAGAAGAAGATGTTAATCGTATTAGACAACTAGCAGGTTTGGATGAAGCCGCAGGAAAACGGAAAAAGCCTGAAGAGGCAAAAAAAGCACCAGAAAAGAAAGACGACGGTAAAGGAAAAACCTGGGGTGTAGTAGCCTAAGTGCGTATTTCCGAACTACTTCTCGAAAAAGCACCTCCAGGTAGAGAGAAGCAAGTTAAGAAGTTAAAGAAAAAGATGTGCGGCGGGGATGACGATTGTCCCGCCGCATACGCCATTGCTTGGTCACAGCATAACAAAAAGAAAAAGAAATAACCCCCTTAAAAACTGTTAAATACAGTTATGTCCAATAAATCACTTGACGGCAATTTAGTCAAAAAAGCACACACTAGAGAATCATACACAGATGAACAGTTATTGGAACTGGCAAAATGTGCTGATCCTGACACCGGCCCTGCTTATTTTTTAGAGAACTATTTTTGGATACAACATCCACGCAGAGGTAGAATAAAATACCATGCGTATGAATATCAAACACGTTTGTTGGACAGTTATCACAAACATAGATTTAGTGTTAATCTAATGCCTAGGCAAACTGGTAAAACTACCACCGCGGCAGGATATTTGTTATGGCATGCTATGTTTATTCCAGATAGCACAATACTTGTTGCGGCGCACAAGTATGCTGGCTCACAAGAGATTATGCAACGCATACGATATTCATATGAAGACGTTCCTGATTTTATTCGTCCGGGTGTTTATTCATATAATAAAGGTAGTATAGACTTTGATAACAGTAGTAGAATTGTTAGCACAACTACTACAGAAAACACAGGACGTGGTTTGTCCATCTCACTACTATACTTAGACGAGTTTGCGTTTGTAAAGCCTAGCATTGCGAAAGAATTCTGGACGTCCATATCTCCAACACTAGCAACAGGCGGTGGTGCTATTATTACCTCAACGCCAAACAGTGATGAAGACCAGTTTGCTATGATTTGGAGAGACGCAAATAAAACTATTGATGATTACGGTAATGAAACAGACGTAGGACGCAATGGCTTTTTTGCGTTTAGAGCATATTGGAACGAACATCCAGAGCGTGATGAGAAGTGGCGACAGGAAGAACTAGGACGCATTGGTGCAGAACGCTTTGCTCGCGAACATGATTGCGAGTTTGTTATTAACGACGAGACATTAATTGACTCTCGCGTATTGGCATCATTACGTCCAATACATGTATTGGAAAAACACGGTCAAGTTAAATGGTACACCAAGCCACAAAAAGGACACAATTACTTAATAGCATTGGATCCAAGTTTAGGCACAGGTGGAGACAATGCCGCTATACAGGTATTTGAAATACCTACAATGAAACAAGTAGCAGAGTGGATGCATAATAAAACACCAGTACAAGGACAAATAAAAATATTAAGAGATATTACATATTATATTGCAGAAGAAATAGGTGCAAAGAATTTAGATACACCACAAATATGGTTTAGTATAGAAAATAATACACTAGGCGAAGCGGCATTAGTCGTTATAGATGATCTAGGTGAAGAACAGTTTAAAGGTATATTTTTATCTGAGACTAAAAAGCACGGCAATTCGCGTAGATTTAGAAAAGGTTTTAATACTACGCATAAATCAAAGTTATTAGCATGTAGTAGATTAAAAAACCTAATTGAAACAGATAAAATTGAAATAAAAAGTAAAAATTTAATCTCTGAACTAAAAACATATATAGCAAGAGGGCAAAGTTATGCCGCAAAAGACGGCGAAACAGATGATTTAGTATCTGCTACATTGTTGATAGTTCGAATGAGTTATGAAGTAAGGCAATGGGATACTGGATTATTTGATAGATTAAAGGATGATATTGATTCTGAACAAGATATGCCAATGCCGTTTATTGTGGTTTAAGCATAAATACTAACAATGGAAAATATTGAAAAAATTGCTGAAGATCTTTTTAATAAATTAAGATCAGTTTATCCAACACTAACAATTGGTGATGCAAGTGCAATGAAAACACTTGAGCCAAGAGAAGCCCGCTTCTTTGATTTTGTATTTGAAGACAATGGTACAGACGTTGGCACAGTTACTATTAGTTTAGTAGACGACAAATTTAAAGTTTACTATGGTAATGATTTAGTAGAAAGTTTGGGTGATAGTAAACAGCAATGGTATAATTTTTTAAAAGAAATGCGTCAATTTGCAAAACGCAGAATGTTGACGTTTGATGTAAGAGATATTAATAAGTCCAATTTGGAAAGAAAAGATTTTGAATTTTTACGCAATCAGCAAGCAGAATTTAAGGATAGTGATATGAACGAGTCAAAAATGTATGGTAGCATTAAAAGTAGTTACCAAGATTTAGGTGAGACTGCAAGAATTATTGTCAGACATAGACGCCCAGTAGATGAAGAAGTTAGAGGATCACGCAGTAGAAATATTAGCAAAATTTTTGTTGAAACTACAAGCGGTGAAAGAACACTACTTCCATTTACTAACTTACTAGGTGCAAGAGCAGTTGCAAGGCACATTAGTGAAGGTGGCAACTTGCATGATGACATTGGCACACACATTGTTAACAATGTTAACCAATTAGGCCAATTAAAGAACTTTGTAGCATACAGCAGACGCAATAGCTTAGTAAATGAAGATACAGCAGACATTGTAGAAAGTGTACGTGATGCTTACAATGGTATTAGGAGCAGTTTAGCACGTATCTCAACAGCACGTGGATACACCTCATTTGCAGAAAGTTTTGAAGCACAAGAAGAAACACTATCCGAAGATAACTTAGATGAAATGAAAGACTTCTTTACAGTTAAGAAGTTTGATGAAAGCGTATTTGAGTCCCTACCATTAATTAATAGCATTTACAAAACTGCTATGGAAAATAAAGCAAACAAACTAAACCAAATCAGAGAGTTTATTGAAAGCGGTGATCTAGTATTAGAGAGTTCAGTTGATACAGATCAATTTGCTCGTTCAGTTCAGCACGATGATGTAAGAAGTTTAGTGAGCACTGCTCTAGAAGATATCAGCAATCGTATTGTTGACAATGACATTGTTAGAGAGTTTGCACATAAGTTTGTTGGTGCAGAACTTTCCGAATCAGAGGAAGGTGCATTAGCAGTACAACTAGCAAAGAAATATGTAAGCGACTTGGGCCGTATTAACGAAGATGAAGAATATACTCAACGTGTAAGATATACTCACGCAGTAGAAAGCAAGTCATTTAAAGATGAAGCAGATCTAGTAGAAGAATGGGCAGACGAAATTACACAAGGTTACTAAAATGCTTTTAGAAGAACTTTTTAATGATAATGATACAAAAATGTTAGAAGTTCTTAATAAACTCACGCCTGAAGATATAGGCGATTATGTTTTTGAATCATTCATATTAGTAGAAACAAATCCATTTCATCTTCACCCAGAAAAAAGGTCAGGAGAAGGAGAAGGAGAAGATGAGTCAGGCATCCTTGCCAATGTGCCAGGGGGCATGCCGGCGGCCACTAGTGCCGTGTTGGCTTATAGAGCTGCAAATAAAATGCGCCGAGCAGCGGGCCATGCATTGAATCAGAAAAGAGCCCAATTGGTAAACAAAACGACTCCGAGAACCAAGCGCGGGGTATTAAAAAAAGCAAAACTTAATGCAAAAGCCATAGGATCTGAAGTTGGACAGAATGCTAAATCAAACAAGCTACGAACAAGAGGCAGTATAACTGCCGCCCAGGCCGATGCTGCGAAGCGAGCCCAAGCCAACGTTGATGATAACGTTAAAGACTGGAACAAGAAATATCCTGACAATAAATTCGATCCTGAAAAGGTCAAACCAGCAAAAAAGAAAGCAGCCAATATCGCATCAAAAATAGCCGCAAGGCACGCGGCCGCAACATTACTTGGTGGCGGATTTCTCTCCTGGGCAACTAACGCGGCTGCATTAGGTTGGGATGTTTGGGATATCTATAATTGGTATCAAGATAAAAACAACTCAGGCAGTGACTCCACTAGTACAAAAAGTAAAAGAAAATCCGAAGTAGAAAAAGCCAAAGAACTCCTTGCGAATCCGAATGATGCCCTGGGACTATCAGGTTAACCATAAAATCCCTCTTTTTTACTTGACAAACTAAATACTTTATCATATACTATATAGTATGTGTTTTAGGCACAAATTTAGGCAAACAACAAGAGGCAAATTATTATGGCATCATTAGCAGATATACGAGCTAAGCTACAGGCTCAAGAAAACAAAGGTAGCGGTTCTTCATTTATTGGCGACAACGCCATTTATCCTTTCTGGAATATTCCAGAACAATCCACAGCAGTACTAAGGTTTTTACCCGACGGTAATGAAAGTAATCCGTTTTTCTGGGTAGAAAGACTTATGATTAGACTTCCATTTAGCGGAATTAAAGGCGATAGTGATTCTAAGAATACTTTCGTACAGGTTCCGTGTATGGAAATGTGGAACGAAACTTGTCCAGTTTTGACCGAGGTTCGCACTTGGTTTAAGGACCCAGCACTAGAAGATATGGGTCGTAAGTACTGGAAAAAGCGTTCTTACATTTTCCAAGGATTTGTATTGGATAGTCCACTTGCTGAGGATACTGTTCCGGAAAATCCAATTCGTCGTTTTATTATTGGACCACAAATTTTCCAATTACTTAAAGCGGCATTGATGGATCCTGAACTGGAGGAACTTCCAACTGATTATACAAATGGATTGGACTTCCGTTTGACAAAAACAACTAAAGGTGGATATGCTGATTATTCAACATCTACTTGGGCAAGACGCGAACGTGCTCTTGACAAAGAAGAAATGGATGCAATCTCACAATATGGCTTGTTTGATCTTAGCAGTTTCCTTCCTAACAAACCGGATGAAACGGCGGTCAATGTTATTAAAGATATGTTTGAAGCATCTGTAGACGGAAAGCAGTATGATCCAGATCTTTATGGACAATATTTCCGTCCAGCAGGTATGTACAAACCAGAAACAACTTCCAACGATTCAAAAGCAACCACTACCGCTTCTGAACCTAAGGAAGAAAAACAAGAATCGGTAGTCTCCGAAACTCCGCAGAGTAGTGGTGGTTCCAAAGCAGAGGATATTTTAGCAACTATCCGTGCTAGACAGGGCCAGTAATATAAAGTAATAGGGGCGGGTTAACGCTCGCCCCGTCTTTATTCTATTAGAGGAAAATTATAAGGATGGAAACATACTAATGAAACAAAAGAAAAGATGCGAGGCCCAAGGGGACCCATGCCTGAATGGCGTAAAGAAATACAAAGAAAAAATGCATCAAAAGGTTGGGAGACACGTAGAAAAAGATATGGCGAAAACGGGAGGAAGAAATGAGACCGTTTGACGTGGCAAAATTTAGAAAAGATATTACAAAGTCTATTGACGGCTTGTCAGTAGGCTTTAGCGATCCTACCGATTGGATTTCTGTAGGTAATTATTGTTTAAACTATCTTGTCAGTGGAGACTTTTACAAAGGCATTCCATTAGGAAGAGTCACTGTATTAGCAGGAGAATCAGGCTCAGGCAAATCTTATATTGCTTCTGGGAATATCGTTAAAGAAGCACAAAAACAAGATATTTTTGTAGTTTTGATCGACTCTGAATCTGCTCTAGATAAGGAGTGGTTAGAAAGACTAGGTGTTGATACTAGCGAAGAAAAACTACTTCGCTTGTCTATGAGTATGATTGATGACGTTGCTAAAACTATCAGCGTCTTTATGAAAGACTACAAGACAATGGAAGAGGAAGAACGCCCTAAAGTTCTTTTTGTTATTGACTCTTTAGGTATGTTACTTACTCCCACAGACGTAGATCAATTTGATAAAGGTGATCTAAAAGGTGATATGGGCCGCAAACCTAAAGCATTAACCGCACTTGTTCGCAATTGCGTTAATATGTTTGGCGGACACAATGTAGGATTAGTAGCAACAAACCACACTTATGCATCTCAAGATATGTTTGATCCAGATGATAAGATTTCAGGGGGTCAAGGCTTTATCTACGCAAGTTCTATCGTTATTGCTATGAAAAAGTTAAAACTTAAAGAAGATGCAGATGGCAACAAAACATCACAAGTCTATGGTATTAGGGCAGGTTGTAAGGTAATGAAAACACGCTATGCCAAACCATTTGAAGGTGTTCAAGTTAAAATTCCTTATGAAACAGGCATGGATCCTTATAGTGGCTTGATAGAAATGTTTGAAGCACAAGGCTGGGTTAAGAAAACCGGCAATAGACTTGGTTATACATGTAAAGATGGTACTGAAATTCTAGAGTTTAGAAAAGGATGGACTGGCGAGAAATTAGATCGCGTTATGCGTGATGTAATGTCAGGTGGTATTGGCGAAAATGTAGAATCAGACCCCGATGTAGAATTTGAAGAAACTGAAACAGAAGCATAAATATCCTTAACTTTAACTTGAGGAATATTTGTGGATAAAATTGTTTTAGTTCATACATGGGAAATGTTGAAAGCATACATTCCGAAAAAAGAGTTACCACTTGCCGCAGAACAACTAGTAAACTATCTAACTGATGAAGATATGTCTGAAGTAATAGATGAATTAGCAAACAACTGTCCAACTATTGCACAACTTTTAAATGATTTAGATGAAGAAGATTACGAAGATGAAGATTATGACGAGGACACAGAGTGGTGACTTATAGTGTGGTATAATAAAATTGTCCAAGACATGGGTAATATACCGGATGCTCTAGAATATTTCGAGAACGAATTAACTGGTGCTAAAAAAGACGTCAAAATTTCTGGCGTCTTAGAAAAAAATGCAACAGCGTTACCAGGTATTGTAGAGCATCGCTTTAATCAACTTCAAGAGTTAGAAGCAATCCTGCAACATCTTAATATTCAACTACGCAAACTTAGACGTAAACACTTTAAAAAATACTTAGAAAGTTATAATAGAGCCTTGAGTGCTCGTGACGCTGAAAAATATGTAGACGGCGAAGATGAAGTGGTTGATCTAGAAACTGTTATTAATGAAGTTGCATTGGTTCGCAACAAATGGTTAGGAGTTATTAAAGGACTTGATGTTAAGCAATTTCAGGTAAGTAATGTAATAAGACTTCGCACAGCAGGTATGGAGGATGTTACAGTATAATGAATAAAACACTTATATATGGTGATTTAGTCGAACAAAGAAAATCAGCCCAAGAAGTTTTCAAAGTAGTTTCTAAACAATTGTTTGAGAACATGTTGCATGTATGTGATTTTGGCTGTGGGGATGGATCTAATACAGAATGGTGGTGTAACCAAGCATCATATGAAGAATCTGCACCATACGCTAATCACACAAAAGTTTCTGGTATTGATTTAATTGATAGGGAAACTGATAAATTTGACTTTACTTGTGGCGATATTTTAAATATGCCATACAAAGACGATGAATTTAATATTGGTTGGTGTCACTATACATTACAACAATTGAAAGACCCTATACAAGGGTTATTAGAAATGCGTAGAGTACTTACTCCTTTTTCATTACTGTTTATAACTGTTCCACAAACATTAGATACAGAGTTTGGTAGACTAAAAACTAAATTTGGAAGATATGATAGAAACTTTTATACCTTACCTACATTTATAAATCAGTTAGCAATAACAGGCTGGGATTGTAGAAAGGGATATTTTCTTAAAAATTTTAATGATCGTAATATTTACGGTATTGTTAAACCCAAACAAGATTGGGAAGAACTAGATGATCCAATGGATTTAGGACCAGTAGATCTTATGGAAAGAGAAGTCTTGCCTGAAAGTACGGATGATATGATAAAAGCAAAAGGTTATTTTGACGAGTCTGCGTTAATGCTAACGTGGATGAATGGCTCAATTACTGATTATGGAAGTAGAGTGTAATGGGTTTTCCTATACTACAATGTGAAAATGTTAGAGTTAAGCCGTGTAAGCACGGAGATTTTGCATATAATATCAAAGACACAATTGTCGGTCGTAGTTTAGATTTATACGGTGAATATGCAGAGGCAGAACTAGCATTGGCATCACAATTATTACGACCAGGTGCTAAAGTTATTGATGTAGGGGCTAATATAGGATTACATTCTGTGTTTTATTCTAGAATAGTAGGCAAGGAAGGAGAAGTATATGCTTTTGAACCAAGCCATTTAAATTATTTTTTCTTAATGACTAATCTGACTATTAATAGTGCATTTAACGTAACGCCAGTCAAAGGAGCAGTGGGAACAAAACGGCCATTATACTTGCCATTGAATAGAGTAGATGACGAAATGAATCATGGCGCATTAAAAACATCTGACAATGATACAGGCAATGATGTAGAACGTTGCGCGGTGTTTAATTTAGATGATATTGGTCTCGATTATTGTAATTTGGTTAAAGTAGATGTAGAAGGTAATGAATCAGATGTTCTACATACTGGTACAAGGCTATTCTCAACTCATAGACCATTTGTTATTGCAGAATGCCAAGAAAACCAAAAAGAATTGCTACAAACTTTTAAAGATATGGATTATGACTGTTATTGGCTTCCCTCTCCGGATTTTAATCCAGATAATTACTTTGAAAATTCTGAGTGTATTTTTGTAGATCCCACAGGTGCTGTAATCAACGTTTTTGCCCACCCTAAAGAAATTGACATCAAAATAGATAATTTGACTAAAATCCGCAAAGTTACAGATAAGTGGAAATCTCCAAAAACCACTAAAAAATCCAAGAAAAAGACTACTAAGAAAACTAAGAAAAAGTAGCAATTAGTAAGTCATTGATTTTATTGGCTTTTTTCTTCAATGATTTCAAACACTTACCAAAATATCAAAAATAGTTGATTCTTCAATAAAATCAAGCACTTAGAGTACAAAAAAAAGTGACAGATCTGACAAAATCAGTATAATGTATATATACGCTAAAGAAACAAGGAGAAACGTGATGACTAGAACAGAAATTGTAAACAAACTTCTTGAGTCTTACAATGATGAAGAAATAAAGTCAGTAGGAAATGCTATCGGCATAGGATATACTAGTCTTTGGAGACAAGAAGTAATGAATATGTTTGTCGAAGCGATAAATGATTTCTTGTCAGACCCAACTAACAAGGAGCGATAGATGCGTAATACTTTTGTAATCAACTTTCGAAACATTGCTGGATCTCAGCGTGAGACTTGTGTTTACGACGACACGCTGGTGGGTGCTGTTGGGCAGTTTAATGCCAATCCCAAAACCAGTGGCTTCGATACTCCGTTGAGAGTGCAGGCGTTCAAGGGCGAAGTACATTGGCCCGCAACTGGCAATGCCACGCGCCTCGGCACCTTCACCATGCAGGGACGATATGACGTCCCCCGCCAAGTTTAATCCACTGACATATAAGGAGCGAATTATGTCACACATTAAAGTCCTCAAAGGCATCATCAACCGTAAAGACTCTCCCACTAAGGATGTGGAAAATGTCATTTTCCCACTGGTCAAAAATTATCGTCCGTCTACTAAAGGCGGCGGCAAGATTACCGTAGACGGAACTGATATGCTGGGATTCCCGCAGTATACATTCGCAATCCAGGTTGAGTCTCCACTACATATTGAAATGGTGGGCGAGAGTGAAGCCGAGGAATATGCAAAGAAAATGGCTGCAGGAAATACCTCGTCTAAAAGTCCCGTTGTAGAGAAGGTCGAAGAAACTGACGAAGAGGTCATGAACCGCATTGAAGAGCGTTTCAGCATCCTCAACGAAATGACTGAAGCGACTATCAATGGTGATGTCCGTGCAATGATTGTCACAGGCCCTCCTGGAGTTGGTAAGTCCTACGGTGTAGAGACCACCCTGGAAAAGGCCTCACTGTTCGACAAAATCAAAGGCACTCGTACACGATACGATGTTGTAAAAGGTGCGATGACTGCTCTTGGACTGTACGCGAAACTGTATGAGTACAGCGATCCAGGCAACGTGTTGGTGTTTGATGACTGCGACACTGTATTGTTTGATGACTTGTCACTCAACATACTGAAAGCGGCATTGGACTCGGGTAAGAGACGCCGAATCCATTGGAATGCTGACAGTGTCAAACTCCGTGCAGAAGGCATTCCTAATTCGTTTGACTTCCGCGGGTCAGCAATCTTCATCACTAACGTGAAGTTTGAGAATATACGCTCTAAGAAAGTACAGGACCACTTGGAAGCACTCCAGTCACGTTGCCACTACTTGGACCTTACGTTGGACACAATGCGTGACAAGATCCTGCGTATCAAACAGATTGCCAAAAGCGGTGAATTGTTCAACGGATACAAGTTTAATAAACAAACGCAAGACGAGGTTCTTGACTACATGGAAAAGAACAAAGACCGAGTTCGAGAAATGTCACTTCGTACTGCTCTCAAGATTGGTGACTTGCGTAAAATCTCCAAAGATAATTGGAGACGTATGGCGGAGGTTAGCATACTTCGTTAACACCCGCCAAAATAGATACTTATTGCCTCGCTCCGGCGATAAGTATCTAATACACTTGGGGAGGCCTAGTGTCTCCCCTTTCTTTTTATTATGAATAAACCTGTCAAAGTTTATATAGACGACAAAAAGATTTATCTAAAACTTCCGTTTTCAATGACGGGATTAGACATTACTGAAAGATTTAGCACTTCAGATATACCACGCAGACTATTCGCACACGGTAAGCAAAGCAATACAGACTTGACTTGGGATGTAGAGCGTAAAGCTTGGGCTTTTAGTTTAGCAGAGATTAATTTTACTTTTATACAAGACTTTTTACAAAGCCTTGAGATTACCGAAGTAGAATACAGCAACGAAATACAAGAATATTTAGATACTATAAACGAAATAAAGCAGTCTGAAGATGAATACAGAGTTGAACTTTGTGTTGATAATAGTTTTAAACCGTATATTAAAAACGCATCACAGGCATTGTTAGATTATTTAGAAAAAAAAGAAATAATTGATCTTTGGGATTTAATAGACAAGTCTGCAGAACTTGGTTATGGTTTAAGTAATAAAATAAAACTATTGCTTAACGATTCTGTAGAGCATATTATGGCATCCAATACTCGTGTGTCGTTAACAGGCTCAGTAAAAGACAAGGAAAAGAAACTAAAGCATATGATTTTGTATGCTTTGAAATACAATAGACTTCCAATAGTATTTTATTCACCAGAGCGTTTATTATTTGGTCCAAAGGTAGACGCAGGCATTGCTA